AGCAGATACTGCCGACATCCTGGCCACTCAAATGGGCGGCATCCTTCCGCTCTCTGGCCTTACCTCGATGCTGGCCCGTGCTGGCCGCGCCCCGCTCGAGGCCACAGATCGCCGCCGGTTCCTGTCGGCTGATGAGAAGAAGGCCCTCGAGATGGATCCGATCTATGTCGAGCACGTTGCGCCGGTCCTCGAGTTCCTGCAAAAGGTCGGCGAGAAATGGGCTCGCCCCATCCCTGGCCTGAACCAAGCGCTGAAGGCCCCCACCCGTTTTGACTGGCTGGGCAGCGAGATCAAGCGGCCCTTTGGCATCCCAGCAGAGGCGGTGATTCCGTTCATGCCCGTGATCCAGCCCCAGGACGATCTGTACCAGTGGCTACGTGATGCAGGGGTGACGACCAAGCCAAGGCCCAATGGGCAGGTGGCGCTGCCAAGCCCAACCGGCCAGGGCGATGTCGGCCTCACCATGACGAACGACGAGGAGGCCTTCTATCGCGTGCAGATGCGCAGCATCAAGGCTGAAATCCCCGCTGCTGCCATGCTCGGCCGCGAGACCTACATCCCGATTGATGGCTTCATTCAGGGTAAGGATCTCCGCGGGGCGCTGCGGGCACTGAAGAACAGCCCTGGCTATCAGAAACTGCTGGCCTCAGATCCGATGGGGCCTGATCAGCGGGTCAACAAGGCCAAGTTCTCAGTGCGCAAGGACAGCGAGCTGTATCGGCCGATTCAAGACATCATCGACTACTACGACCGCGCTGCTCTGATTCAGCTGCTCACCAACGAGGATCCTGTCGCCCAGGGCTTCGCCCAGCGTTACGGCGCCATGGTCAAGTACAGATCCAACGAGCTCAGAACTCGGATGGAAGAGCTGTCTAGCCTGGGAGTTGGTCGTCAGTAGCAGGGCCCATAACATAAGGACTGCACAGGTGGAGCAAACTCCGTGCCCTTCTCATACGCGCAATACGCGGGCAACGGGTCCACGACGACCTTCTCGGTCCCGTTCCCGTATCTGCTGAAGGCGCACGTCAAGGTCTACCTGGACCTGGTGATCGAAACCGGCTCCTACTCCGCTCTGTTGGCAGAGGGGACTGATTTCACCTGGACAAGCGACACCCAGATACAGGCCGTCGTCGCCCCAGCATCCGGCGTTCAGCTCACCGTCAGGCGCGAAACGCCAAACGGCACGCAGGTGGTCGGATGGCAAGACGGTTCCAACCTGGTCGCCGACGACCTCAACATCTCCGACCTGCAGAACCTGTACGTCGTGCAGGAATGGGTCGATTACGCCACCCGATCCAACGAAGTCAGCCAAGCCGCCATCGCGCAGGCGCTTGCGGCTGTTGCCACCGCGAACGCTGCCTTGCAAAGAAGCGGCGGGACGATGACCGGCCCGATCGTGCTTGCAAGCGACCCGGAGCAGCCGCTGAACCCGGCGACCAAGCAGTACGTCGATTCCGCTGATGCGGTGCTGCAGGCCGACATCGACACCCGCTGGGACAGGTCTTCGGACACGATCGACAGCGCCGAAGCCTGGGTCAGCGCAGACGACAAGATCTCCACCACCCAAGCGGCTGACGAGCAGTTCAGCACCCTTGTCCAGCCAACTACGCCATCCGGCGGTGGCTGGCCTGTTGGCAAGACTTGGCTGCAGAACGATGCCAACAAAACGCTGTCGATCTGGAACGGCAGCGCCTGGATTGGCATTGCCTCTGGTGGCACCTTCACTCTTCAACCCACAGTCATCTATGTGGACTCGGTGAATGGTGACGACACCAACGACGGCCACCGGATCATCAACCCGAAGAAGACCATCAAAAACGCCGTCCAGTCTGCTGTTGCAGGGGACATCATCAGGGTGGTGCCTGGGGTGTACCAGGAAGTCCTGCCGATCGACATCACGGTTGACAACCTCTCCATCGTCGGCGACTCACAGCGCAGCTGCTTTGTCCACCCGACGGTTGCAACAGAGGAGCAGACCATGTTTCGCTGCAACAGCGGCACCTACATCGACGGCTTCACCTTTGCCGGCCTGAAGGCATCTGGCGCTCGTGGTGGCCACCCGATTGACGCCGATCCCACCTATGGCTTGCCTGCTAGCCAGGGTTGGGTTGCTGGCTTCTATCCGGGCTGTGTCATCAAGAAAAGCCCGTACATCAACAACTGCTCCAACTTTGCGGATGCCAGCATTGATAACAGCAACTTCAACCCCAACAACTACACCGGCACTGGTGGCGACCTGACCTCTGCACCGACTGGTGGCGGCGTGATCGTGGACGGTTCACTGCCTGCAGTCAACAGTCCGCTGCGGTCCTTCGTCATCAATGAGTTCACTCAGGTCTGCCTGGATGGCCCTGGCCTGCTGGTCTGCAACAACGGCTATGCCCAGGCCGTGTCGTTCTTTGGTCTGTTCTGCCACTACCACGCCAAGGCGCTCAGTGGCGGCCAGATCAACATGGAGGTCGGCACCACTGATTTCGGCCGGTATGGCCTGATTGCTGACGGCAAGAGCAGCTCTGCCATCTTCACGGCAGCGGCCAATGGCAACGCTTCTGCAGGGGCAACGACCTTTGCTATCAATGCACCAACGCCAGCTGGCAGCTGGTTTGGTGATGCGACCCGACCTGCCACCAACATGCTGGTGCAGGTCGGCAGTGACATCTATCCCATCCTCAGCTCTACGGCCAACGGCTCTGGGTGGGATGTCGTCATCAGCCGCCCGGACCCGAACGACCTCTCGATCAATCTTGGCTTAGCCAACAGCCATAGCAGCGGGGCAGCGGTCAGCTTCTTCCTGCGGTCGATGGTTAGCACTGCGTCCCACACCATGGAGTACGCGGGATCTGGCACCGATTACAGCGCCTTGCCCGAAAACGGCGGTGTTCCGGTTGAAGCCAATGAAGTTGTCAACCTGAACAACGGCAAGGTCTGGCTGACCAGCACAGATCAGAACGGCAAGTTCAAAGTTGGCGACACCTTCCTGGTGAACCAGCAGACAGGTCTTGTCGACATCCCTGGGCTGGCTCTTCCAACGCGAACAACCGCCGCAGCGGGTACGCTTCCAGCAACCAGTTACGCGGCAATTACGTATGCCGCAAGCGTTGCGCTTGATCTGGCAGTCCTTGACGGCCAGTATCGCACGATTAGCCTCACTGGCGATCTGACATTCACCACCAGCAATCTCGCCACTGGGCGAACTGTGGTGATCCGAATTATTGCTGATGCGTCACAGCGAACGCTTACGTTCCCGGTTGATTGGAAGTTTCTTGGCACGAAGCCAGCGAACATCGCTGCATCCAAGACCGGCGTGCTGAGCCTCACATTCTTCGGTAGTCTTGATTCTGACTGCGTTGCAGCTTGGGGGGTGCAGGGATGATGGCTAACCTCGTTCGCATTATTGATGGGGCGATGATCTGGCCCTACTCACTGGGACAACTCAGGCTGGATGAGCCGGCGCAATCGTTCTCCTGGGCGCCGAGCGATGCAGAGCTGGCGCATTACGGCGTGCATCGCGTTGAGTCCAGTGATCCACCTGTCGCGGATCCGGCGCTGGAGAAGGTAATCCAAGCCGCTCCTTCTGAAATCGACGGCAAATGGGTGCAGCAGTGGGAGTTGGTTTCACTCACCGCTGAGGAGCAAGCCGCCTATTACGCCGCTACGCACCCCCCGCGCTGGCTGAAGTTTGGCCAGATGGTGCAGGCAGAGCCGAGGATCAATGCACTGCTCAGCCGGGCATTGATCAATGCACCGGCCCTGGCAATGGCGCTGTCCGTAGGACTGGGCAAAGCCGCTGATGGTGATAGCACAATCTTCCTTGGCGCCTGGAACTCGGCGCTGGGGCTTGGGCTGATCGACGCAGAGCTGATCACGCTGATGCAAGATGCAGCGCAAGCGCATGATCTGCCTGCTGAGTTCATTGCCGGCTTGGCTAGAGGTGTGGCGTGAATCTACTGCTGAGTGATCCGGCGTTTTTGTCGGTAGCCGCGACTATCAGTGGTGGTGGTGGTGGCATTGTTACGAATGGTCTGGTCCTCAACCTAGATGCTGGCGACCCCAGTTCGTATCCTGGCACTGGCACTACTTGGACTGATATAAGTGGCAATGGTAATAGTGCTGCTTTAACGAATGGACCGACTTTTAGTAGTGCTAATGGTGGGTCTTTGAGTTTTGATGGAGTGGATGACTATTCGACAATATCACACTCCTCTTCTTTAAATTTCCCTACCGCTCTTACGATCTCGGTGTGGTATTATAGCGGAAATGCTGAATATTACTTATACTTAAAGGGAAGAACCGATGTCGATGGCTATAACCCATTAGTGTTTGCAAATGGAACTTATGGATGGACTGGACCAAGTGGAAGATCTTTTTACAATCCACCTACTGGATACATTCAAACTAACACTTGGTATAACTTGGCAGTAACACACATTAGTGGCAGTGATCCGATAATGTATAGAAATTCAATACCATCTACTTCTCATGTTTATACTGAAGGAAGTGGAGTTCGTGCTTTAGGGACTAATTCATACCTAGTTAGCATAAATGCTGATGTTCCTAGGAATCAGATTGGAACTTTTAATGGAAAAATTGCATCTATTCAGGCATACAACAGAGCACTCACAGCAGCAGAAATCCAACAAAACTACAACGCTCTTAAGTCGAGGTACGGACTGTGACCTACAAACCAACCAACGCATCCATCAACCCTGGCCCTTATTACGGTTAGGCCATTTCTGCTGCGGGATGGCGCAACTGCGTCAAGTCGTTACTCTGCAGGGGTGCAGCAACTGACCCTCTGTGGACCCGGCCACAATCCTTGCCCTCATCGGTTTAGGCGGCTCGGGTGTGGCCGCGCTCTGGAAGATCGCA